TTTCATGGCTAGATGAAGTGGGTAGTTTGGCGGCGCTCGTACTACCCAAACGAGTTCTAGCAGACGAAGGAAAGTCTTGCCGCTAGAAATAATTTACCCTTTAAGATGCCCAAGGTGGCACTACACTACCTGCCGTGGTAGCTTGGGGTTGAACTCCTTGATCGATTGGTTGCTGAACCTGTGGTGCAACTTGAGCTGCATTACCACCAGCTATGAAACCTTTATGATCTGCAGCTATTGGACTGACCACTCTATTCTTATCAGCATATCCATTAGTGCCTTTTTCAATACCAATCTTAATGCAAAACTCTTGACCTTG